CTCAAAGAAACCTACAAGAAGTAACAGGAGTCATTAAAATGGCATTCACGGAAAATATGCAGACCCGCACCTACATCTCGGGTTCTGCGATTACGCAGTTCACCTTCGTCACGCTTGCGGCTGACGGTCAAGTTGACAAAACGGGCGATGGCCTTCGCACTGATGGTGTTGCTCTCTTCGGCGCTTCGGGTGCTGGCGAAGCCATCCCGGTTGCTTATGATGGTCGTGTGACCGTCCTTTGCGGTGGCAGCTTCTCGCGTGGCGACGATATCGCCTCGAATGCGGATGGGGAAGCTGTTACGGCTGCTTCGTCGGATGTTATCCTCGGCTATGCTCTTGAGGATGGTGCTGACGGTCGCATCGTGACCATTGAACTCTCGCGCGCTGAGACCACGGCCTAATCTAGTTAAGTAAAGGAATACAAAGATGGCTATGCTTACTCCGGGTTCGGTCCATATCGACCAGCCGCTTACCAATATCACGATTGCGTTCCTGCAAAACTCCACGGCGTTTATTGCGGATCGCGTGTTCCCCAATGTTCCGGTGTCGAAGAAGACCGACAAATACTACAAGTATGACCGTGAGCATTTCAACCGCACGGGCCAAGTGCAAGAGCGCGCTCCCCGCACGATGTCTCCCCGTGTTGGCATGGCTGTCTCGAATGATAGCTATACCGCGAAGGTCTACTCGATCTCGACGGACTTCGACTTCGAAACCCTCGCCAACGAAGATGCCGCCCTCGACATCCGTGCTGCTGGCGCTCAGATGCTGACGCATCAACTCCTGATCGACCGTGAAATCAAGTGGGCTGACAGCTACTTCAAAGCCTCGGTCTGGTCCACGGACTACACGGGCGTTTCGGGCACCCCGACGACGGGCCAAGTCAAGCAGTGGTCGGACTACACGGCCTCGACGCCCATCGTTGACGTTACGACTGCGATGCGGACGGTCCAACTCAAGTCGGGCGGTTTCAAGCCGAATGTCATGGTTATTGGCAAAGAAGTGCGTGATGTGCTCGTCAACCACCCGGACATCCTTGATCGTCTGAATGGCGGTGCGACCGTTACGAACACGGCTCTCGTCACGGATGCCAAGCTGGCTGAAATCTTTGGCGTGGAAGAGTTCCTCGTCATGGAAGCGGTTCAGAACACGGCGAAAGAGGGTGACACTGAATCGAACTCGTTCATCGGTGGCAAGGCTGCGGCTCTCTACTATCGTCCGCGCTCGGCTGGCCTGATGGTTCCCTCGGCTGGTTATACCTTCACTTGGAACGAACTGGACAATGCTTCGGGCTACGGCATCGACATTCGTTCGTATACGGGTGATTTCCTCCGCGTTCAGGGCATTGCTGAAATGCTCGAAGCCAACATGGCGTATGCTCATAAAGTCGTTGCTCCCGAAATGGGCACGTTCTTTGCGACCATCGTTGCCTAATAAGAAAGGATAGCATATGGCCCGACACAGTGCTATCCCTTTCCAGTTTGATCGCCCCGTGTTTGTGAAAACTCCAATCCAAGCACGGGGTCGTATCTGGGAAGTGGATTCCATTTTCAAGTGGAAAGAAATGCAACTTGATGCTCATCGTATCATCACGATGTATAACCAAGGCTTTCTTTACCACGACGATGAACTTGAGGCTTCTGTTGACAATACTCGTATTGGCGATGGACTTGACGAACTTGATCTTGAATCGCTCCATAATCTTGTGAAGAACATCAACATCAAGGTCAAAGAGAAAGCTAGGAACGAGAAGGAATACCAACAAAAGAAGTGCAAGGTCAGTGCGATCAAGGCGCGTCAGGTTGGTATCATTCGTAACTGGCGGCATACATACGGCAGAAACTTTGAATAATAGGTGTTGAGATGGCTTGGAGTTACAATGCTAGTGACCTGAATACCACGGCTGCTTCAGGCCGTCTCAATTCTGTTCGACTGTTGATTGGTGACACTGATACCAACGATCAGCTTGTTCAGGACGAAGAAATCTTCTTTGCATTGGGTCAGAATGGAAACAATGTCTATTATGCTGCTAGTTGGTCTTGTCGCATTATTGCTGCCAAATTTTCTCGACTGGTAGACACTCAACTGGATGGTGCTCTACAAGCCTCCTACAGCGACCGTAGCAAGCAATACACTCTTCTGTCTACCCAGATGGATGCTCTCGGTAAGAAGGTCTCTGGGCGCGCTCTGGGCGTCTCTGCGGGTGGCATCTCTAATTCCGCTATGGGTGTTGTGGAAGCCAATACTGATCGTGTTTCTCCGCAGTTCGCTGTTGACCAGTTTAACAACCCGGAGGCAGCGGATACCTATATCCCTGATTATGACTGATGGCTTTTGATCCCACCACTCTGAGAAATCTTATCAAGGAGCATGGCAGGATCGTCACTCTTCGTAAGAGGGCAATGACTGCATATTCTGCTGCTACTGGCACCTTGACTACGACTAACACTGATTACAGTGTCAGAGCCTACTTCTACGACTATACGCCTGATATGATTGATGATGAGAACATCCTTCGTGGTGATCGTCGTGTTGTGTTGTCTGACAAACTTGTTAATGGAAATGTCACTCCTGCTCCTGACAGCACAGATCAGATTGTAGGAGAGGGCGATACGGTCAACATCGTCAAGGTCATGCAGATCAAATCAGCCAATAACGTGATGTGCTATCTCCTTCAAGTGAGGGACTGATATGCAGGCTAGTATGACGCAACTACTCAGACGAGTAGAGAGACAACTGACAGAAGTTCGAGATGTATTCCTAGAGAACGTAGCAGAAAGGGCTGTTCAAGAGTCCCCGGTTGATACTGGTGCCTATGTGACTTCACACACCATCACGACTGTCTCAGGTGGTGGTCGTAGTAGAACCTCTCACAATAAGCCGAAGAACCAAGACGAAAAGGTCAAAAAAGACGAGGCGCGCGATCAACTTCTTAGTGATATTGCCGCCCTTCCAGCAGACGCTACAAAGGTCTACTTTACCAATAGATCGCCTCATGCCAAGTTCGTCGAAGATAGACATGAAAATGGAGGGGTCTTTACCATTGTAAGGAACGTCGCCCCTTATCTTTTGGAACAGGCTGTGTTAGAAGTGAGGTCCAGAACATGAGCATTATGAATGACATCAGGGCCTGTCTGGACAACCACCTCGCAACTGCAACAGGTCTTCCTGCAATCGCCTACCAGAACGTCCCTTATCAACAAGTAACCGGAACACCATACATCAAAGCTACGATGGTTCCAACTCTTCGTCGCCCTGCTACCAGAGGTCTTAATCCTCAACAGCTTTATCAAGGCTTGTATCGACTGACGATCTGCACTCCTGAAAATGTTGGACCGGGTGCTAACTACGATGTAGTTGATCTAGTCCTTGCCCGATTTGATGCCACGACAGACATCTCCTACAATGGGTTTATTGTCTCTGTCGATTACGCAGAGGTAGGAACCAGCTACCTTGACTCGCCATTCTATTGCACCCCAGTCAATGTCGGCTGGTATATCTACGATTAACAAGGAGACAAGCAATGCCCTTTTCGCAAGGTAGCCGTTCTGGCCTTTCGTATGTTGTCGAATCGACTTTCGGCACTACGCCCACCACTCCCTCACTCATTCAACTTCCCTATACGACCCACTCGCTCAATCTGAGCAAAGAGCGTGTTCAGGGGAATGACATTCAGCCTGATCGTATGATCCGCACTGATCGTCATGGCAACCGCACGGCTGCTGGCGATATTGCCGTTGATCTTCGTAAAGGTGACTATGACCCGTTCTTTGAGAGTGCTTTCTTCAATTCGTGGAATGCTAACGTCCTGAAGATCGGCACTACGCCCAAATACTTCTCGATTGAAGATGCTGCGGATGACATCACGCAGTTCCGTCTTTTCAAGGGTATGGCTGTTTCCTCGATGGCTGTCTCGATCCGTCCCAACCAGATGGTCACTTGCACCTTCTCGATGGTTGGTAAAGATATGACGATTAGCGGCACCTCGGATGATCCCACCAAGACTGCCTCCTCGACCAATGCCCCGTTTGATTCGTATTCGGGTGCCATCGAGATCGGTAACGCTGGCAGTTCGCTCTCGTCCATTGCCACGGTCACTGGCATTGATTTCACCCTCTCGAATAGCCTTGCTCCTACCTTTGTTGTTGGTGCCTCTACGACCCCGCAGCTTGAGTATGGCATGGCTACTGTCGAAGGGACGATCACCGCTTACTTTGAAGACGCCACTCTGGTCAACCGTTTCCTGAACGAGACCGAGACGGCTATCGAAGTTGAAGTGGATGACCCCACTGGCACGAACCCCTATACCTTCCTCTTCCCGCGCATCAAGATCAATGGCGCTGATGTTCCGGTTGACAATCCTCAGTCGCGCATCATCACCCTGCCGTTTGTGGCGATCTATGATAGTTCGGAAGCTACGTCCCTGAAACTGACTCGGACGAACCCGTAATCCCCACTATGGGGTAGGCAGGGGTTGGTTGTCGGGGCCACTCCTGCCGCTTATATCACAATTCCCGACACAACCTAAGGAACACCCGACATGGACCTTCTCGACCTTAAACCCAAAGCAGATACTATCGAAGTCATCCTTAACCATCCTGTCACTCTTGAGCCTATCGCCAAAGAAGACGGAACTGAGATGTCGATCACTGTTTATGCACCACACTCCAAGGTGTATAAAGAGGCTCTCCACGAGCAAACCAATCGCCGTCTTCAGAAAGCACAAAAGAGCAAGAAGTTCAGCCTCACCTCTGAGGAAGCAGAACAGTCCGCTCTTGAAGTTCTTTCCCGAGTGACAAAGGAATGGGATATCGTTCTTGGTGGTAAGACACCCAAACTTGACTTCCAATCTGCTGTTGACCTCTACAGGGACTATCCTTGGATCAAGGACCAAGTCGAGGAGGCACTGAACGACACCGCTTCTTTTTTGAAAGCCTGATTGTCGATCTGGAAGAGTTCGCTGAACATGAGTTCAAGCTGAGCATTCCCGACAAGGATGGCTTATCACCAAGAGAGCACCTTGAACAAGTAGAAAGGCAGACTGGAAAGAGACCGAAAGAACTGGATGGACCTGAGTTCCCAGAACTTCTATCTCATATCTGGTCTGCCTTTACTATTTTGAACAATTCAAGGTCTGTAGGATTTAGCGGGCCTAATCCCATTTCGTATGGTGACATTAAGGCTTGGATGGAATTGACCAATACGCCACTTACTGCCTTCGAGGTAGAAGCAGTTAAAAGGCTTGATAAAGTCTATATGAGGGTCACAAATGGCTGATATTGCTGAGATTGGTATTGGCATTGATGCCAGACAAGTTGTCACCGCTAAACAAGAGATACAAAGGCTTGGAACTGCATTCAATAGTGCAGAACGCAGTGCATCTGTGTTTGTTCAAGCCTTTGATCGCGCCTTTAAGACTGCTCAGAGAGATATTCAATATCTGAGAAACTCTGCGAAGGCTTTTCAGGAACTGGTCAATAAGGCTAACAACGTCACGAACTCCTATAAGTCTGCTGAAGAATCCGCATCTGTATTTACAAGGATGCTTCTTGAACAAGAGGCTCAAACCCTAAAAGCAGGAAGAGCCTTTCAGGAACTTGTCAACAAGGCTAACAACGTCACGAACTCTTACAAATCTGCTGAAGCCTCTGCTTCTGTTTTCACCGAGGAACTTCGTCGTCAAGAACAACAAGCTGCCAAAACTGCTATTGCTAATCAGAATGCAATCAACAAGCAGCTTGGCGTTGGCGGCGCTGGTGCAGTGGCTGGTGGTGCCAGCTTCAGTGCTATGGAAGCAGAACTTGAGCGCCTATCACTAAAATATAACAAGGTCTATGCTGCTTCCAAATTGTATGAAGCCTCTCTTGAGGAACTTAACAGGGCACAACGTCTTGGTGCTATCTCTGCTGACCAACTAGCAAGAGAAGTAGACCAGTTGACCTTGGAATATCAGCAATTTGCTAATGGGGCAACCAACCTCAACAATCGTTTTGTCCAATACGATGCTTCTCTGATAACCTCAATGAAGTCTACCAACCGTTTTGGTATGGTGGCGCAACAAGTTGGTTATCAGGTTGGTGACTTCTTTGTGCAAATCCAATCTGGCACAAACGCTTTCGTTGCCTTTGGTCAACAAGCTACTCAGTTGGCTGGTCTTATCCCCGGAGTTGCGGGGGCTATAGCTGGTATTGGTATCTCGTTGACCACTGCTCTTCTTGCTTTCTGGTCCAGAACCTCGCAGGCAGAAGAAGCCGCCAGCAAGTTCGGTGAAGCTTTTAAGTCTTTGAAGGAAGAAGTTTCCAGCACGGCCCTAGAGATCGAGAGACTAAACCGTGGTTTGGAAA